CTAGAATAATTAGGCATAAAATCAAGAGCATACATTTGTAAACCTTTCTTTGGAAGTGGGGCCTTTGTTTTTAGTAACACCAGCATCTCGAAACCAACCTCTACATCCTAAACATTGATATCTTTTATATTTCCCAGCGTTTGTGTAAGACCATCCACGTGATTGATAGTGAGCACTACCACATTTAGGACATACACGACTTTCTTCTTGGTAAAGACCTTTGTTTGGATGATTTGTGATCCAGGGAAGGAATTTGTTGTAGACCTCTTCTAGAAGTATAACATCATTAATGTTATACTTTTTCATTATTTTCCAAGCGGCTGGATCCTTGTTCATACAATCAACCCAAAGATTAAACTTGGTTTCATGTTTCTTTCCTAGGCCCAATTCTTGTGCCACGTAGTCCAGTTTATTGCTGGTAAATCGAAATTGATTTCGAGCAATTTGTAAGAGATCAACTTGTTTATATGGATTTGGTGGCGGGAGTCCCAATAAGATAAATTCTTTATTAAGTGTTGGTATATCAAACCTAGATCCATTGTAATGAACAACAACATCAGCTTCACATAAAAGAGAATGAATTCCTTGTAACATGCGTTTTGGTGTTGTTTCCATAATAGAATCAAAAAAGATTTTATTTTCTCCTAACCATTTTGCCGAGTAACAAAGCACAGCACTACTATCTATGATTTGACTAATCGATATGTTTTGTTTAAATAAACCCCAAACAAAAGCTTGATTTGGACTTGTTTCAATGTCTAATAAGAGTATTTTCATTATTGTTCAGTCTCATGTAATTCATGTACACTGGATTTTTGTCTATTTAGAACAGTAACCCCCTGTGCAAGAAGATTGTTTATAGCAAATTCTAAGAGGAAATTGACCTCATTATTACTTAGATTTGCTGTAAACTCGGCAGTACCGTCTTCTTGTTCCATTATTGTTTTTATTTGCACGGTGCTTTTCCTTTGGTAAACCATTCATCAGGAATTCCCATTTTGCTATCAGACCACAAAAACCCATTTTTCGTGGCCCAATCTCCGTAGGAGGTGGGGCTTCCTTTTCTTAAACGAACTCTTGAATTTTGAAACAGTAAATAAAAGATATAGTCTGGATATTGTTCTTTAACCCAAAGCATTTTCTTACGATCTTCTGATGTAAGTTTACCTTTAGTTTCTATATAAACCCTGTCTCTAATTTTCCAATCGGGAATGTAGGTTCTAACCTGCGCCGGTTGAGTAAATTTGAGTTTATCTGGTTCATAGGTTACTGATTTGGGTAGAAGTTCTCGAACACGAGCTTCAAATTTAGATTTATACTGCTGCATGGACTGGATCCAATTCTTCCAGTACTGGGGGTTCCCACATTTTCTCTGTTTCACGTAAGATGTGTAGAAGACAAGCATTTCGATCAAGAGTTTCCATTTCTACTCCATCTAGACCCTTTATAGCCTCATACATTTCAATTTCACTACCACAATTGTCAATTAATTGCATAATTTCCTCTAAAAATTTAGGTACTTTTTGTCTTGCTTTTCCATCATATCCTGGTATATTATCAGCAACGTCTCCTAGGACAAGTTGTTTGTAGAAGTTTTTGGAAGCCTCTAGCGGAGAAACAAACTGTAATTCCTTTTTAACAAAGTTGAAGTGTTTTCCAGGTATCTGTAATAGATCTTTATCGATGGAACATATTACATAGTCGTCGATACTATTACATGCTGTTGCAGCAATTCCGATAGAATCATCGGCTTCGTGTCCATTTTCAACGATCGCTCCATATTCATCTATTAAATGTTGTCGACATTGTTCTAAATAAACTGGTTTTGCTCTATCTTTTCTATTTGCTTTGTATTCTGAAAAGATCTCATAGCGAAAGTTATTTTTTCCAGATAGATAGAGAATATATTCTGTAGAATCTGTCATAGCCAGCATTTCATTTATGAGGAAATCCATCCTCTGAATTGCGCGCTCTACAGGGTCTATAAGAATCACTTCCCCATCTATTTTTTTCTCACAAGAAAAAGCACAGCGATATACGACAATATCGCCGTCTACAATTGCTTTCATTATGTCAAGTCAAAGTAAAGTTCACTTTCAAGACCACCTATTGACATATCCGGTTCTTTCTGTGTTTGATCCTTTTCCATTACGTATCCAACAAAGAAATCGGCTAGTTTGAGAACGTCTGCGGCCGCTGGAGCTGTTTTAGCCCCAATTGTTAGTACAGCAATGGCGTTAGCAATGCTTGACTGCTTAATAATGAACTTTTGACGAGCTGCTCGCTCTTCGGATGTTTCATAGGAAGATTTAGTTACTGGAGTTGCTGTAGCTTTCCCTGCTACTGGTTTATTAATAGTAACAGTACCAGCATCAAGGGGTACTGCACTAGTAAATTCCCAATAACCACGATCATTTTTACTGAATTGGACATCAAAAGCAGCACCCGTTTTGGCATTGGATAGTGTCTCATATAGTTCTTTGTTGCCGAAACTTGCTACATTTTTTGTTTCTATTTTACCTTCAGAGTTTTGATAGTTGACGGTAGCTAATTTAAATTTACCTCGATTATCAATCGTTACACTTTGAATTACAATTTGCATTATTTAAACCTCTTTATTTTTTATTATACATCATTTCACCAAATTTACATTCACATAAGAGTGGTATGTTTGGTTTTACTCCAAACACATTTTCAAATGCAGTTGGCATATATTGAAAACATTCATGAAATAAATCAATTGTTTGTTGAACAAATTCCTCAGGCACATCTATCAAGATGGAGTCATGTATAGTTCCTATTAAGCGTCCTTTTATATTATTTGAGTGAAGGCGATTGTAAAATAGGACTCTAATAACTGCCATAATGTCTGCTGCGGTGCCTTGAATTGGATAATTAGTTACAATAGTCCATGGTATTTCAAGATCCCCCCTGTAGTTTCGTTTCATTTCAAATTGCCATTCCCTACCTTGTGGGCCTACTATTGGTAAATCCTGTGTTACATTGTGACCCCATTTAATATGACATTTGTTTAAACCATCGTACTTTTTATAGAACTTGTATTCAATGTCTTCCCAGAATTTTATGTCTGACGAAGTTTCTTTGAATTCAGGATCTTTACTAAAAGCATATGGACTGCCTTTATAAATGGTTCTGAAGAGATATTTCTTTGCTATTAGTCTTGATGGTAGATTAAATACTCTTTGATTCTCTGTATGTAGGTCAATTCCCTGTCTAATTTCTTCTAGTCCTGTAGGATCTTGGCTTAACCATACAGCAGTCCACCATTCTAAGGCTTTTGCATCTGCTTGCACTATCATTTTTTATTCATACTATAGTATATCACCTTTATTTGATTGTGTCAATAGGTAGTTTTAACTAATTTTTGCATTTCTTCACCCATGTTTTGAAGATTGGGTTTAGTGCTAGATAAACGACCAGTAGCTGTAGTTACTTGATTAAAAGTACCGTAGATTTTATTAGGAGGCCAGCAGTATTTACTATTAATTTCAATAAAAGAAGCATATACCTCTTTGATTTTATTCAATTTTGCAATTTCTAGTAGTTTTGTTACAGTACCAGTCTTGTCTTTTAATTGTCGTAGGGTAGGTTCTGCTGTTGACCATGCGCCCTCTTTTTTTAATTCACTTTTTTTAATGGGTTTTACGATTCCTGGGAGTGTGTGGGTTATGATATCTATTTTAACTCTGGGTAGACCTGTTTTTAAGCCTGTTTTATAAACCCCGACGACTCTTCGTACATCTTCACATATAGTTCCTCCGTAGAGAAGTGCGGATATGTGGTCCCCACTATTAAAATTAATTGGTATATTTGGTATGGTTTTGGTTATGTCAGCTTCAAGTTCTTTTATCTCCTTTTCTTTTTCATACATGTTTATTTGACATGCCTCTAAATCAACACATAGGCCGTTTTGTTCCATTTCTTGTAAGACTTTGAGGTCTTGCCCACATAGTAGGATTAAACGCCTCTGTTGCGGGTTAGAAGCCTTCCATTGCTCTTTAAACAGTGCTAGTGTTTGCTGAGTATCAATAATATTATATTCAGATAAGATTTCCCAGGGAATTTGGTCTGTTTGAAATCCCTGATCCCAATAAGCCTTAACTTTATCTTGTTTAGGGGCTAGTTTATATTTTAATAGAGCATCTGTTAGACTTGGATATTTGATAGTTTGTCTACTTAGAATGTACTCTGCTATTTGACAGTCCCAAATTCGTTTATCACTAAAATCAACACCATGGTTCCGTAACCAGTGGAGATCGAATTTAAAGTTAAATCCAATTATTAGTCCAGCATCATATATTTCTTTTTGAAGAAGAGCTAGAGATTCCTTATCTGGTCTATGACAAGTATTATTATAAGCAAAACAAACTAGATAATTTCTATAGTCATATGGGTTTCCCTTATTAAATGTTGTTGTTTCACAATCAACGCTAAGTAATTTAATGTTCATTTTTTAGGTGTATGTCCTTATATCTTGCAATATGTGGTAAAATGCTAACTTCACATCTGAAGTGGCGTTTAGTGGGGTCAGTATCTTTATCACCAACCAACTTGTTTTTTGAGATATGTAGAAATCTTACAGACTCGTAGCCTATATCGTGTATTTTACCAATGCCAAGTATCCAGTCAGCCTCGGCTTGCTTGGATGTTTTAGCATTTGCAACATTGTTCATATTCAACCAACGGCAGTTGTCGCCACTACCGTCGGCTTGTGTTACAGCTATGACTGGGCCATATTTAGAAGACAGTCGTCTAGCCCATATGTATATGGCCCCTAATTTAAGATCCTCTCTATCATCTTCAAACCCTTCAATCTTATCAATTTGATCTAGAATGATTAGTTTTGGATGATATTGTTCACAAAGTTTCTCTACTTGGTTAGCTGTAATACCACCTTGGGCATTGATAATCTTAAGGCGGTCTTGGACAGCGGTGGCATACATTTCCTTTGCCTTGGTTCTACCTGCTGGATTTTCTAGTTGCTCTTTATTAGCTCCTAGTAAGGCTTGAAAGACTCTAACTTTAACTTTGTTTGTTTCTTCTTCGTTATTGATCCACAGGATGTTCCCGTCCGTGTGTTGGGCCATAAAGGACACTTCGGAAGCTAGAAATGTTGTTTTTCCCGTCTCTGGTCGGGCAAAGATAAAGCCGAAGTCCCCTTTACGGAGACTGCCCAAAGATGCGTTTAGGCTGTTTAGTCTCCAGCGGAGACCATGTTTGGTATAAGTTTCTTCTAATAGAAAGTCAAGATCATCTGAAGCAACTTCAAATTCATTTTCTTGGATGCCTTCTGTTGTTAGTGTTTCAAGTTCATTATAGAGTGTTTTAATGTCTACTGCTGGTTTCTTTCCTTCTGAGGTGTCGTAAGCCGCTAGAGCTAGTTGCGTTAGAAGATCTTTTTCTTTGTAGGATTTAAGTAATTCTTCTATAAGAATTGGTTGTGTTTTAAGGTTTTTTATAAGGACAAAGATGTCTTTATAAGAAGAATCGACTCTTCCTGAGATTTCAGCTACTACTTCGAAGTCTTCTATAGATAAATTTTGGGCATTCTCATTTTTAGTAAAATAATTGTCCAGGATTGATAAAAGAACATTGAATTCTTTATTTAAGGGCTTGGAGATAAATCTTCGATATTTTACCCAATTGTCTTTAATTAGTAGTGCTTTTAATACTTCAAGTTCTATCACTTTAAGCCTCCCGGCTTTATTATTATTATTATTGTCTTATAATACTACCGCACCCACAGTATTAGTATATCATTAATGGTTTAGTTTGTCAAGAGGCATCCTCAATATATTTTTTAATTTCTATATCTGTGTACTTTTTTGGGTCTTTTTCACTGTAAATAGCGGCTGCTTTTAGACCGTAAATTTGACAACTTTTGGAGATTTTTATAGCATTTTTCCATTTATCTGAGTCTAACCAGACTAGGACGGTCTTAAACATACCTTTTAAACGGGTTATAAGGGGCTTAGAAGCCTCTGAACCCCATAGAGGCATACAGGGGTAGCTACGTCCTATTTTAATAGCACTGATGAGGTCTTCAACCAGTATAATCGTGTCAGATCCAATCTCTTCTCCACATATGTAAATTAGATCATGAATGGGGCCTTGTGAGAAATACTTGGTTTTTGCGGTTTCTGCAAAGTTTCTGGCTTGCCAGGCTAGTAGATTGCTATCTTCATCGTAGATGGGAAAAATTAGTTGTTGTCTTGATAATGAGTATAATATATTGTAATCTGAGAGTTCTTCATCTGTGATTTCATATTGTTGAATCCATTGATATGCTTTACTTTTTTCAGGAATGGATGTG